CAACGGCCACAGCAACGGCCACAGCCACGCCAACGGCCACAGCAACGGCCACAGCCACGCCAACGGCCACAGCCACGGCTACAGCCACGGCTACAGCAACCGCAACTGCTACAGGAACAGGCAGCACCCCAACCCCAACAGCGACAGACGCTCTGCCATAAGATAGTTAGATATGAAAATAGGACATACTAAATGTCTCCTACTAAACATAGATTACTCTCCTCTATGCCTAATGAGTTGGAAGAGAGCTGTTGTATGGAGCATTAAATACGATAATAATAATAGGTATGGTATAGAGATCATTGATTTCTATAAAGACGACTATATTCTTACAGCAGGAAACAAGCACTATCCGATTCCGGCAGTTGCGAAAACTAACCGTTTTTTTAAAACCAACTTGAGCCAGATTACTTTCGCTCGCAAAAACATTTTTGTGAGAGACGAATATTCCTGTCAGTATTGTGGTAAAAAGTTTGAACACGCTAAACTCACCTATGATCACGTGATACCACGATCTCAGGGCGGTCAAACAAACTGGACAAATATTGTGACTGCTTGTGTTTCTTGTAATTCTCGCAAAGGAAATCGCACCCCTAAAGAAGCAGGAATGCCACTCCTTAAAATCCCAGCAAAACCAGAAAAACGGCTCCGCTACTTGCCAATCTACGACTACTTGGCTACTATAAAGGAAGTCCCACAGGAATGGAAACTCTACCTACCGGAATTCTAGGATGCCCACATACACATATCATTGTCCCAAATGCGATGAAGCGTTTGAGATTTTTTCTACAATAGCAGAGTATAAAGATACAACCAAATGTCCAGAATGCAAGGCAAAATCAGCCAGGATGTATCGTGAGGATCTTTCTACCTTGAACGGTTCTGTTAGAAAAGCAGATTCAGAACTCAAGACGCTTGGCGATCTGGCTATGCGGAACACAGAACGCTTTAGTGATGACCACAAGGCTCATCTACACGCAAAGCATACCGCCTATTTGGAGAAACCATCAGATAAACCATTGCCAAAGGGTATGACCAGAATGAAGAAAACGAAAGGAATAAAATGGACATAAAGCAGGACAATGTGAAATTAGAAGATTTTATTTTTCGAGCAGACCGCACTAGGCCAACAAGTGTGGAAAAAGAAGATCTGAACAAATACTATACCTCTTTTGGCGATCAGGAATGGATTGACGAAGACGGCAATTCTCGGGTTAGTAAGGATTCAGACAAGATCTATGCTCAAAGCAAACCCAACGAACACGGCACTGTTCATTATTTCGTAAAGGCAAACAAGTATGGTAAGCTGTATAATCCAACAGGAATGTATACTGAAGGTCAACACAAAAGATTCAACAAGGTTTTGGGTGCTCAAGAATTTCAGTTCAAAAAGGTGAATCTGAGAGTTTTTGAGCTTTATACTAGTTTTCTAAGAACCAAGAATACCGCTTGGTTAAATAATGCAGAAAGGGAGATGAACTAATGAAGTTTAAGGTAAGCAAGGCAAAGGAATACGCTATTCTCTATCTTAGGGACACAAAGAATAGTGAGGAGATCGCTGAGGAGCTTCAACTTGCTTTGGCTACTGTTGAAGAAGTTCTTGCTGATAATCCTGTGGAAGTTGTGAATGATCTTCCTTCTGATAAGGACAGGTCTTTTCATCGTCCAGTTAATGGTGTTGCTATGCTAACTAAAGAAGGGGCACAAATTGCTGAAACGATAACAGCAAGCCCCCCAAAGAGACCGGAAGCTATATTTAGGCCTAATGGCTGATAATGGATAAATACATATCAAAGTATTCTAACGGCAAAGAGGTTTCTGCCGCCCAGTATATCACGGAGATAATCTGTGAGAACTGGGCTCGGCAGAACCAAATGGATCTTCATTATAGATTCTGGACAAGCGATAAATGGCAAAAACATTACAAAGGACAAATTCCGGCAGCAAATAAGCTGGTTAAAAAATACAACCCAAAAGCCATTATCAAAGCCCTCAACGATCCGCGAGGCAAGAAAATTTTCTCATTGCGGGCCACGTTCCTCTGTCCTATTATAGAAGAGTATGAGAAGATTTTAGCAAGCCAGACCGAGGAGTTGACGCAAACTTATGAAAGAAAAGAACAAGTAAAGTTTGCCCAAAAGAAAACCAAGAAAAACATCATATCAAAACTGAGGGACTTAGATGACTAGCGCAATCGAGAAGGATATTACAAAGACTTTTGGTGATAAGATTATCCTTAGCGGGAACAGTATCATTGATACAAAGAGTGTCATTGTTCCTGTAAGTCCTGTGTTGGATATTCTTCTAAACGGAGGGGTTCCAGAGGGAAGCTTTGTTGTTCTAACAGGCCAGCCAAAGTGCGGCAAAACCACCACCTCCCTCTATCTTGCTGCAACAGCCCAAGACCCTAAGTATGGGTATGATAGTTTCAAGGACGGTCGAGAAGTGTATTACCTGAACATTGAGGGTAGACTGAAAAAACGCGACCTCGAAGGAATTCCTCATCTGAACCCAGAGAAGTTTCATGTAATAGGAAGCCAACAGGGCAAGATTCTTCACGCAGAAGAGTATCTACAGATTGCTGAGAAGCTGATTAATGAGGTTCCTGGTAGCGTGGTTATTATTGATAGTTATTCGGCTCTGTGTACGGAAGCAGAGATTACAAGCGATATGAATAAAATGCAGAGAGCGGATGGAGCCAAACTGCTTGCTAAGTTTTGCAGAAAGGTTGCCAATGTTATTCCTGTTAATAAAAATATTGTTATTGGTATTACTCATCTAATGGGTAATCCTACTGGCTATGGTGCTGAGTTTAAAGAAAAGAGTGGTCAGGCTATTGCTTATCAAACTGATATTAAGTTGAGGGCTAAAACTTTCAAGCCCTGGACTATCGGTAGCGATACAACTCCTGTTGGTCAGGAAGTTGAGTGGCAAGTGATGTGCTCTGCTCTTGGTGCGCCTGGAGCAACTATGACGAGTTACATTCGTTATGGTGTCGGCATTGACAAAGAGGCCGAAGTAGTTCAGTTGGCTACAGACTTTGGTATCATCAAGAAGGCTGGTGCTTGGTTTACGCTTGAACATCTTGAAGACGCTCCGAAATTTCAAGGTGCTGAAAAAGTAAAGCAGTATGTCGCCAAGAATCCAGAGGTCTATGAAGATTTATTAAAAAAGGTCAAGGAAATGATGGGGGTAAAATGTTAATAAAAGATTTAGACGGCAATAACATGAACTGGTTGCTTACTGGCAACGTGGCTTATGGCACCGCTAATAAGTCAGACCTTCATCTTAGGGCACGCGCACTGCTCAAGGAAGAGTATCCAACTCTACAAATCCTCGAAGAAGTATCTATGCCACTCAAGAAGGGTGTTACTCTTTATATGGACTTCTATCTTCCTCTCAAGAAGATTTGTGTTGAGGTTCATGGAGAGCAGCACTATCAGTTTATTCCATTCTATCACAGAGACATGATTAGTTTTGCTAAAGCAAAGAAGAGGGACATTGAGAAACAGGAATGGTGCGAACAAAACGAGATTACTTACATAGTATTTCCTTTTGACAAAACGGACGAAGAGTGGAGGACTATTCTGCATGACCAGTAAAGAACAGGTCGCCCATTGGGATAAGGTTCTGGATGAATACGAAAAGGGTGTCGGTATGCCATTGTATGCTGCTGACAGCTTTTCTGAAGATGAACTACAGGGTTATCTCACAATGAACCGAGACGCTATTGAAAAACTGGCACCAGAAGACTGTGCTCAGATCAGTATGCGTCTTGGTCAGTTTGCGTTTCACATTCAACGCACACTCAATAGAGAACAGGCACGGCATAATTGGGCAGAAGAAACGATCAAGGAAGTGATTGCGAACGAGATCAACAACTATAAAGGATATGGTTATGTTGAGAAGAGTTATCAGGCTATTGCTGGTAATGAAAGAGCCTCTACTCTAAATAGTATCAAGAAGTATGCTAAACAGAGAATGGACAGGCTCGGATTTTTGGCAAATAATCTGAAAAATTTATCGGACATTTTACTTTCAATTCAGAGAACAAAGGTGAAACATGGGACTTGAAAAAGAGGACATCATGGCCCTCATCGCAATTTTGCAAAAGGGCTTGACAGACGACGAACCGGAACTACTATATGAAGAAGAGGCTCCGATAAAGACCAGAACGCAGAAAAAGCGGTCTGTCCCAAAGACCAAAACCAAACCCAACAGGTTTGATGAAATGTCTGAACGCGATATGCACAAGTCGGATAGCAAGGTCGATAAACTATTGTGGGGTGATAACAAACCCAGTGCCAGAAGACAGGAATCTGGATTAGTAGAAGCTAGATGTAGAGTATGCGGAAAAACAGAAAAAGTAAATGGTGCTCTCGCAGAACTAGGAGAGAGATACAAGTGCAACAAATGCGCAACAACTTCAGGATAAATTATGCTAAGTGATCCATCAGCAGAAAGAGCAGTTCTAGCAGGCATCTTCAAGTTTGGTGGCGATGCCTATCTGGAAGTGTCAGACATTGTAAATGAATCATCTTTTACTATTGATAGTAATGCGATCATTTATAAGTGTTTGAAGCATCTATGTGATAAAGGTTCTGAGGTTGATGTTGCGAGCGTCTATTCTGTAGCGGAAGAGCTCGAAGTATCGAGCATTCTGCACAAGAAGCAGGAAGCACAACATCTTCGTGCTGTTGTTGATTTTCCTGTAAACTTCAATAACATCAGAAAGTTTGCTGCCAAAATCAGGAAACTTGAGATTGCTCGTCTTCTTCGCAAGGAACTCGGTTCGGCACAGGATAAACTGCTGGAAGTTAATGGTTCAGAGAGTGTTGGTAGTATTCTTGGTATTGCAGAAGATACTGTCTTCAACTTTACTAATCTATTAAATGATAGTGATGAGGCTCCTGAGCATATTGCTGATGGTCTTGAAGAATACCTAAAAGAACTCGAAGAAAATCCTATTGATCAGGTTGGTATTCCTACTGGGTTTCCTGTTTATGATAAGGCTATTGGTGGTGGGTTGCGAAGAGGCACAGTGAATGTTATTGGTGCTCGACCAAAGACAGGTAAAACTCTTCTCTCTGATAATATGGGTCAGTTTATTGCGAGCAAGGGCATTCCTGTGTTGAATATGGATACAGAAATGACAAAGCAAGATCACATCAACCGTGTGCTTGCCATGATGACCGAAACAGAAATAAATACTATTGAAACAGGCAAATACTCGGAAATTCCAGATCAAGCCCGCAAGATTTACGAAGCGGCAAAAGAACTCAAACAAGCTAAACTCTATCATAAAACTATCGCTGGTAAGCCTTTTGAAGATCAGATCAGCATTATGAAGCGATGGTTGGTAAAAGAAGTAGGGTTGAATGATGATGGGACAGCAAAAGACTGCGTTATCTTTTATGACTATTTGAAGTTGATGGATACGAGTGGCATGACGCAAGACCTCAAGGAGTATCAGGTCTTGGGCTTTATGATGACTCAGTTACACAATTTCGCGGTCAAGTTTAAAGTTCCTATCGTGGCCTTCATCCAGTTAAATCGAGACGGTATAACGAAAGAATCAACGGACTCAGCGAGCGGTTCAGACCGTATCATCTGGCTCTGCTCAAACTTTACAATCTTCAAGCGTAAGAGCGATGAAGAAATAGCAGAAGACGGAGCAAAGAACGGAAACAGGAAACTTGTTCCTCTTATCGCAAGACACGGTGGCGGATTGGACGATAACGATTATATCAACTGCCACATGAAGGGTTGGTGTGCCAAGATCACAGAAGGCAAAACGCGTTTGGAATTGATGAATAACTCTAAGGACGATGACGAAGGATTTGTGGTAGATGAATACAGTGACGAAGAAATCCCGTTCAACTGATCAAGTAAAGCTGAAAATGCTTTGCGATATTCTGTGTGACGACATAGAAGGTCTGCTGGACTATTTGGAAGTTGATTATAAATACAACGGTAAGATGATTACTGGTTGTTGTCCCATTCATGGTGGAGACAATCCGTCAGCAATCAGCCTCTATCCTGATGGCGATACATATAGAGGAAACTGGAAGTGCCGAACTCACGGCTGTGAGAAACATTTCAAGCCTTCGCTAATCGGTTTTATCAGAGGTATTCTCAGCAATAAGAAATATAACTGGGAAAAAGAAGGAGATCAGTTTGTTGGTTTTGATGAAGCCCTAGAATTTGCTCAAAAATATGCTAATCAAGACCTAGCAAAGATTCGTTTCTCAAGATCAGACCGTAACAAACAATCGTTTACTAGTGCTATGAACTATGTAAATGACAAACAGGAAGAGACCAAAACTAAGGTCAAAAGAGAGTATGTGGTAAAGGCTCTGGATATTCCATCTCAATACTATCTTGATCGTGGATACTCAAGGGAGATTCTGGAAAAGTATGATGTTGGATTATGCCGGGATCCCGACAAGCCTATGCACGACAGAGTAGTTGTACCTATCTATGATAATGACTATAAGTTTGTTATAGGGTCAAGCGGACGAAGCGTTTTTGGTCAGTGCGAAAAGTGTGAATCTTTTCATCATGCAGACAAGCGATGTCCCAGCAGTGAATACTTGTGGATGAACTCAAAGTGGAAGCATAGTAAGGATTTCAAAAGTCAAAACTGCTTGTATAACTATTGGTTTGCTAAAGAGCATATTCTGGAAACTATGGTTGCCGTTATTGTTGAGAGTCCCGGCAATGTTTGGAGGCTTGAAGAAGCAGGCATTCATAATAGTGTGGCTATTTTTGGGTCTAGCATGAGCGACCGACAAAAGATTCTACTGGATGGTAGCGGAGCAATGCACCTTGTGATATTAACAGACAACGACGAAGCAGGAAGAAAAGCTGCTGGTCAGATTGCGGAAAAGTGCAAAAACACCTATAATATCCATGTTCCAACTTTTTCCAAGGCAGACGTTGGCGAAATGAGTATCGAGGAAATTAATCAAGAAATTAAACCCGTTCTGGAGAAACTTGTATGACAAAGATTGTGGCGTTCGCTGGAAGAAAACAGAGCGGTAAAAGTAGTGCTGCTGAGTTTGTGGCACAGGAGTTTGCTAAGAAGCACGGAGAGGTTTCGGCAATCTATAACTTTGCTGATCCACTAAAGAAGATATGTCAAGATATTCTTGGCTTAGAGCATCGTCAATGCTATGGAACAGACGAAGAAAAGAACGAGTTGGTGGATTGCCGCTGGAAAGGTAGACAGTTGAGTGCTAGGGAGGTGATGCAGATTATAGGGGCTGAGTGGTTTCGCACAATGCAGCATAATGTATGGGCTGATGCTACCATTCGTGAGATTCAGAACGAAGGATTGCCTTTGGCCTTGATCGCAGACTGCCGTTTTCCTAACGAGGTAGAGGCAGTAAAGAATGCTGG